CATAGTGACGCTCCTGACTACACTTTAGAGCAGTTTCAAACACAAGCTAACATACTTTGAGGGGTATGAGGGGTATATGGTGTAAAGTGGTATGGGGTGTTGAGGAAGGGAAAAAAGAGGTACTATTTAAACACCGCGCTTCGTACTCTGGACGGGCCATGAAGGGGGGTCACTACTTTTGCGCGCAGACCCCTCATACCCCTCAAACGCTCCCCGATAGTGGAGGTAGGAGCGGGCGTTTCGGCCGTGAAGGATCACAGATGTTCAGTATGCCTACCCCTCATATCTTTGGCAAAATTCTCAGTTTGCTTTTACAATGTAAAACCAAAACCAGATTTCCTACCACTAAGTCGTCCCCATCTTTACATTGTAAAACCAAAACGGGATTTGTCGCCACTAAGTCGGTGGCTTTACAATGTAAAACCAAAACAGGAAATGTGGCCACTAAGTCGCTCTGACCTTTACATTGTAAAGTCGCTTGACACTATGGCTGGTAGTGCTATGTTCAGTAGCGGAGCCGCCGCCATGAAGTGCCCGACTTGCCTGAAAGAAACCATCGTCAAAGAGACGCGGCAGCCGCAAAAGGTCCGGCATCGGTTTATTGCCGAATTTTCGGTACAGTGGCCCGACCTGCTGATCCGCCGACGTAAGTGCGAGGAACACGGTACATTCGTAACCGTGGAGCTTCCTCTCATTGACCTTCAGAAAATCGCGGGTGATGCATGGAGAGCCTGACAAAAAAGCAAGCGCAAGTCGTCAAGTGGCTGGTCGAAAACGATCACGACGATGAACCGACCATCGCAGTCAGGGAAGGGCTGGTCTCTCACGCGGGCTTCTTCAAGTGGGGCGGAAGCAAGGCCGTGGCCGAATGGTGTAAGGAGTACCGCCGGTCGCTGCCGCCCCCGCCTCTGACAGATGATGAGATCTCTCGCCGTCTGCGCCTGCTTGCGCCGAAGGCGCTGTCCATGCTCGAAAAAACGATCGAGAATGGCTATGGCGATAAGACAGCGGTGGGCCTCTCGCAGTGGATCATCAAAGAGACAGTCAAGCCCGTGCAGGTCGAACAGCCCGTGTCGCATGATGAGGCTGAGCGCGAACTCGCCAAAGTGCTGCGGCTGGTGAAGTAGTGCCTTTCATCCCAGGGCGTGTCCCCGTCGCCATGCGCGCCAAGCTCGCAGCCCTACTCTCGGAGCCGGGCCTTTTCGCGCAGCTTCATAAGGTGCAAGACAAAGACACGAAAAGACTGGTGCCCTTCGACCCTCTGCCGATGCAGGTCAAGATCTTTGACGCTGTAAAAGCTGGGCACAAACGCATCATCATCCTCAAAGCCCGTCAGGTCGCAGCGACGACCGGGGCGAAGATGGTGCTTCACTGGCTCGCCTACACGACGCCGTATGCGGCGATGCACGCGATCGTCAGCATGAGGGACGACAGCGCGACCTCGCTGATGGACGATAATCGGCGCTGGCTCGAACATCTGCCCAAGCTCTTGCAGCGTCCACTGATCCGGCGAAGCAGCGGGCAGATCGCTTACGGGGACACAGAGGCGTCCTTGCAGGCGTTCACCTCTCGCTCAACGACCGGGCTCCGCTCCTTCACCCCTGCGGCTGCGCTGATCTCCGAAGCCGCCTATGCGCCAGACCTCGAAGAAGTCTTGGCGCAGATCGATGCAGCCGTGGGCGACGGTCTTTTGATCGTAGAGAGCACGGCCGCGAACCCAAACGACTTCTTCTCGTCTCTTATTCGCGGAGCACCTGAGAACGGCTGGCACCTACTCACGATGTTTTGGCATGAGCACCCTCTCTACTCTGACCCCGACAGCGACTTCGACGCCGCAGAGTTCGAGGCATCTCTTTCAGACAGTGAAAAGTCTCTGCGAACAGCCTACTCCCTCACGCTGAACCAGTTGCATTGGCGCCGCCGCACGATGAAAAGACTGGGCAGCGAGCACAAATTTCGCAGGGAATATCCAGCGAATATAGATGACTGCTTCATCGACCGTGAGGGCGGGTATTTCGAGGAAGAAATCCTGAGCCAAGTAACCGTGCTCGAACATCAACTGCACGGCGAACATCACGGGCGGGAGATCGAGAAGCCTCACCCTCACGATCGCTATGTGATCGGCGTGGACATCGGAGGCGGCGCGGGTGGGGACTACAGCGCCTTGGCCGTCGTCAGCGTGGCCACCATGCAGCCCGTCTACACTGAGCGCAGCAACAAGGTCACGCCGCAGGCATGGGCGCACCGCGCCATCCAAGTAGCCTCTCGCTATAATAATGCCCTAGTTTTGGCTGAGAGTAACAATCATGGCCACGCTTTTCTGCTCGAAATGCAGAACTGCGGGTACACTCAACAGTGGCGCGACCCTGCGACGGGCAAGCCGTGGGTCACAACTTTACAGTCAAAACTCGACGCCTATGCCACGCTGCGGGAGGCCCTGCCCCTCGTCAAGATGATGGACCGGCCGACTTGGCTCGAACTGCGAAGCCTGACCATCCCTCCGGGCAAGATCGCCCCGGAGGCGCCGAAGGGCGGGTATGACGACGCCGCGATGGCCGTCGCCCTCGCCTACCGCTGCATCCGCGACATTCCGGCTTCCTGGCGAACGCAGTCTTTACAGTCAAATAGAACGCGCATTGACGACCTTCTCGCCTCTGCCCGTGCCCGACGCATCCGTTCCGCCACGCTCCCCTTTTGAGTGTAAACCCATGCCGGACTTCGACCTGTTCCACGGCGACTTACTCACTGTTCTTCCTACCTGGGAAGATAACTGTGTTGATGCAGTCGTCTGCGACCCTCCTTACGGCCTCTCCTTCATGGGCAAAAACTGGGACCATAATGTTCCCGGTCCTGCCTATTGGCGCGAGATCTTCCGCGTGTTGAAGCCCGGTGGGCATCTTCTCGCCTTCGGCGGCAGCCGGACTTTTCATCGCATGTTCTGTGCGATTGAGGACGCAGGCTTCGAGGTGCGCGACACGCTGATGTGGGTCTATGGCAGCGGCTTCCCAAAGAGCCTGGATGTCTCGAAGGCGCTGGATAAGGCTGCGGACACTGCCGACCTCACCCGCCAGTGGCACGGCTGGGGAACGGCCCTCAAACCCTCGCATGAACCCATCTGCATGGCGCGCAAGCCGCTGGAAGGGACCAGCGCGCAAAACACGGCGAAGTGGGGCGTGGGCGGTCTGAACATCGACGGGTGCCGGGTGGCTTCCGTGGACGGGCATAAAACAGCAAAGAAGAAACCAACGCTAGTGCGAAACACCCCGGCAGCGTTCGGGCCCAATAAGCTCATGGCCGGCATAGGATCGCCGCTTGGCCGCTGGCCCGCCAACCTCATCCATGACGGCTCGGATGTAGTCGTGGGCCTGTTTCCGGCGCAGGGCGTGGGCTCCGCAGCCCGCTTCTTTTACTGTGCAAAGGCCAGCCCCCAAGACCGTAACGAGGGCTGCAACGGGCTGCCGCTTGGCGAAGGGCCCGAAACCGGGCGAAGCAAGCCGGCGCCCCATGCGAAAACCGCAGGCGCAAGGGGAGCACCGCGCGAAAATCATCATCCCACGGTCAAGCCGACAGACCTCATGCGCTACCTCTGCCGGATGGTTACACCGCCGGGCGGCACGGTCCTTGACCCGTTCATGGGCAGCGGGAGCACGGGCAAGGGCGCGCTCTTAGAAGGCTTCAACTTCCTCGGCATAGAGCGCGAAAAGCAGTATATTGAGATCGCCACGGCCCGGCTGAACGCAGTCCTTCTCGAAGAGGTCAAGTGATGCTTACACCCGCTCATGTTGCCGAAATCGTGGCACAGCACGATCTTTACTGGCAAAACCGGCGTGAGGAACTGCGGGAGTACCGCCGCCTCTACATGACCGACTTTTGGGAAAGTCAAGAGGTCACGGTTGAGGGCGTGCTGCGGACTGAGGTGCCGAAGGCATACGCCGTCGTTGAGAGCTACCTCGGCAGTCTTTACAGTAAAAACCCGGCCGTGTTCGTGCAGCCGGACCTGCGCGCACGGGGGAACGCGGAGGTCGCAGAGGCGACGGCCAACCTCTACCTGCTGAACGTGCGAGAGCAGTTGGAGGATGCCACCCGGCTTGCCCTCATCTACCCGTCCAGCTTCATCAAGCTGTCCCCCGTCGTCAGCGTGGACCCCTTGAAGCGCGTGGCGGCTGCGGCCCTGCCCCCGTGGGAGGTCATAGTCGATGCCACGGCGTCGTCTTGGGATCAACAGCGGTACGTCGGCCATGTGTACCTGATGCCCCTGCCCGAAGCGGTGGAGCGGTATGGCAAGCCTGAGACTGACTACACGCCCCGCGTCTACTCCAAGTGGATCGACAGCGCGTCCACCCTCGGCAGCAAGACGACCGTGGGCCTGAGCCCGAACGACACAAGCGTTCCTGGGATGGAGAAGTTCGTCCGCATCGTGGAGGTCTATGACCTTCTTGCCGACAAGCTCCTTGTCTACTCTGAGGACTACAAGGGCAAGGACTTCCTGTTCACCGGGGTCAAGGTGCAGGTCGGCGCCCTCTCTGCCACGCCGACAGAGGACGAAGAGCCCGAACTCGAACACGAGACGACGGGCATCCCCTACAAGAGCGCGTCCGGCAGGCCCATCGTCCCCATCATCCCGCTCTACTTCTCCCGCGACCCGGACACCCCTCTGCGCGGGTACAGCCTCATTGGGCGCAGCCGTGACCAGTTCCGCGAACTCAACTTGATGCGGAGCTATCAGGCGCAGGGCGTCCGCCGCATGGCCCGTCAGTGGATGGTCCGCGCAGGCTTCCTCTCGGAAGATGCAGCGGCCAAAATCACACAGGGACTTGATGGCGAAATGATTGAGGTTGATGTGGCCCCCGGCACTCCGCTGGATGGCAACATGGTCCCTGTCCCGCAGGCGCCCATCCCTGGCGACATCGCGGCCTATGCCCTCACCGTGGATAATGACATCAAGGACGCGGGCCTTCTCGCTCCTTTCACCCGTGGCGAGGTCACAAAGAGCACGGCGACTGAGCAACAGCTTCTTGCCGCCTACACTTCCTCTGAAATCGGCCGCATGGCCCGCATCAGGGACGCGGTAGTGACGGGCATCGCCAGCACCTACAACATCATGCTGAGCGTCATCCTTGGCGACGAAGCGGAGCCTCTGTCTCTGCCGAACCCGGTCGGCCCCACCGTGCTGTCCGCAGACGACCTGACCGGGGACTTCTCGTATTGGGCCGTGGACGCGGGCACCACGCCCATGAGCGATATGGCGAAGCAACAGTCGCTCGAACGGCTTGTGCCCACCCTGCTGTCTCTTGGCGCTCCGCGTGAGGCCGTCCTTGCCGAACTCGTCAGGGCCTACCAACTCCCCGAAGCGTTCGCCAAGGCC